GAACATCCTGAATTTTGAAAGACTTCATAACCATTATCCCATAACCATGTTACAGCATAATATTCTGCGAAGTCTCCCTTCCTGCTATTGTTATTAGTATCTTTTAAATTAATGTGTTTCATTTGAATCCTCTATTTTAAAGCAATATTTTTTAAATGTTTCTATAGGTATTAAACATGCAACCTTAGATGCAGTATCTCCTTGACCAGTTAAGGCTCGTGAAGATATGTTATTAACAGTTATACATTCAACTATCTTTATTGGTGTAGTCCACAATAGTTCTTGTCCTGTAAAGATAACCCAATAGTCTGCTTTAGTTGTTAACAACGCAGAAGGAACATTGAACATCATCAACTCTATAAGTATATTACCAGTCTCACAACTTCTATAGTCTCCTTTTATTTCTATTGTTTTATTTTTCTCAGGAACAAATAAATCATAAGGTTTAAACTTACCATCTATTAATACGGAGCATGGATATTTTTTTCTAACTCTACTCAGTATAAAGTTTTCAATACTACGACCACGTTGTAAATCTTTTTTAAAGTTATCTGAACTATTAATGGGTTTCACTCCAATTATCTCCTATTTAAATATGTAAGTACGTTTTTTATAATGTTTATATCGTCATAAAATCTACCTAATCCAACATTACAATTATTACAAATCCAACCTCTAAATTCTTTTGTTAAATGATTATGATCTAAAACCCACACAGACCTATCATTCCATTTACCATGTTTTTTTAATTCTTTTTCTGTTTTATTACAACAAGGACATTTATATTTTAAATTATTAGGTCTTGTATTTTTTAACATTAGCTGTTTAATTGTTTTATTTTTTTCTCTTGTACATTTTTTACACTCAGTTCTAAGAGATTTACCAACTTTAGGTTCTCTGAAAGAGAAATATTTTAATTCTTTGACTTGATTACAATTAGTACAAAGTTTAAAATTTATATTATCTTCTTCTGGAGTAGATAACTTATGAAACAGTTCTCCTTGTATGAAGTTAATGTGTTTCACTCCAGTTGTCTCCTACTTTGTATTCACCATCCATAGGACAGCGAAGATTATAATGTTCTCCTGCTTTAATAATACAATTAACTGCAAGCTCCCCAACGTGGTCAGCAACATCTTCCCGTACTTCCATCTGCCATTCATCGTGGATGTTCGCAACAAACTTAGCATCAAGAGTGTTTAAACTAATCAAAGAATCTAACATAGCTAGTCCACGTTTCATAACTATAGCACCACCACCTTGTAATAATGTGTTGAGAGCAGCGTGCTGTGTGCGAATTAAAAGCTTGCGTCCGTCTATTCCTTTGAGCCAATTCTTTCCTGATGCTCTTTGTACTTTGTCTCTAAGAGTTTTAAATGAAGGATTATTATTGAGGAATTGTTTTCTAAGTCGTTTACCATCTTCCCTATTTCCTCCAACCACACTCCCAAGCTTTGCATCTCCTGCTCCGTATATAAGTGCATAGATGAATGTCTTTGCCTGATCTCTTGATTTAAGTCCTGCAGCTTTTTGATTAGCTGTGTGTATGTCTCCGTTGATGATTTCATTTATGTACTCCTCGTTTTGCATGTAGTGTGCAAGCATCCGTAGTTCCAAACCACTTGCATCTATACCTACTAATTTATATCCGTCTTTAACTATCCAACATTCCCTGCATTCTTTTCCATAAGGACTCTTTAGATTAGGTACTTGAGCCATGTTAGGATTTCTATGTGACATTCTTCCTGTGATAGTTCCATTAGGAATGACAAATCCATGTACCCTACCATCTTCCTCTGCTGCTTTAATCCAAGAATCAACTTGAGCAATGCGTTTCTGGTACAGGAAATACTTAGCAATAAGTTTTGCTTGTGGTATCTTATCTATCTTACCAAGTGTAGTCTCGTCTACAATAGGCTGACCTGTTGGTGTAAACTTCTTAGGTTTCCAACCAAACTCTATTAAGTATTCACCTACTTGTTTTCTTGATCCAAGATTAAAGTCTTGAAGTTTCCTACGCATAAAAGGTTTTATGTTATTTGTAGGTAATCTTTGTTCATATTCTTCAGGTGTTAATCCTGACTTAGATAGTGTTCCATCTTTCTTTAACTTTGGTGTCACTTCCTTTACATCAATTAACTTAGGTTTAAATTCTTTATGTACTTCATTTTCTGCCTGTTGCATCTTCTCACGCAGGTCAGCTAAAAGTAATTCAGCTCTCTTTAAATCAAATAAGAATCCTGTATTTTCTTGTTTCTTCATTATATCTGCAACAGTCTGCTCAAGTGCAACGCATTCCTTATTAAAACCTGTTCCTTCCTTGCGTAAGTGACGGAACAAAACTGTATTCAGTTGAACATCACGCACACAATAGTCTAACATTTTCTTAGAATAGTTTAAGTAGTCTTCAAACTCTATCTTTCTAAAGCCTAATCTAAATCCCCACTTCTCTAAACTGTGTCCGCCTTCACGCACAGGATTAAATAGTCTTGACATAACAAGAGTATCAACAACAGGTTTATGAGATAGCTTAACACCACCAAACTTTTCTACCATAGGTATATCAAAGCCTATGATGTTGTGTCCGATAAGTCTATCGGCTTTTGTTAAGAACTTATATCCTTCCTGTAGTTTATTAGGAGGAAATTTAAATGTCTCTCCTGAGTCAGCATCTTGTGCCACAATACAATGTATCTTAGTAGCTTTAAGGTCGTCTGTCTCTATGTCAAATACTAGGTCCATAATTATAGCTCCAATAATTCATCTGCATCATCTTCAAATTGATCTTTAGGTACTTCTCTTAGTCTACCAGTTTCTCTATCATAATGCAAGCGTGATGCTAGTCCAACATCTCCTGTATATCTAGACTTCAATACTCTTACTTTTGTTGTATTCGATTCTTCTATGTCATCAGACTGTTGATTCCTTTCAAGAGCAATCACACAATCAGATAACTGTGCAATACTTTGTGAACCTCTTAAATGAGAAAGGCTGACCTCTATTCCGTTCTCGTGTCCTTTGTTTCCGTCAACCCTTCTCAAGTGAGATACTAATATAAGACCTGCTCCTGTCTCTTCAACTATACTTCTAAGGCGAGTCATAATATTGTCTATCGCTCGTCTCTCATCTCCTTCATGGATAGCAGAGACTAACATATGTAAGTGATCTACTACTACCCACTTACAATCACAAGCCACTATCATAAACCTTATCTTGTTAAAGATTTCGTCTATACTATTAGTACCAAAGTGAGCATGAATCCATACTCGGTTTTTATTTTCTCCGTCATAAAGAATATTAAAGAAGTTATCTATCTCTTCTTGAGAAAAGTTATCTCTCTCTTGATCTATATATAATCTAGCGTTAGCTTCTATAGATAAGATTCCGTCTACTGTTCTTCTCCAATCTTCTTCAAGTGCAATGACTCCTACATTATCTTTAGTTTCTTTAATGAGCCAATGTTCTAACTCACGAGTTACTGAAGACTTGCCAAGTCCTGTTCCTCCGGTTAGTGTTACTAATTCTCCTGACCTTAAACCATATAGCTTATCGTTTAAACCTTTCCAAGGGTAAGCTACACTCTCTTTCTTTTCTCTATCAAAGAAGTCCTGTTTAGATTCAGATACATTTATAACTCCACTAGGAGTATAAACTTTAGCAGACCACCATGCTTCAATAAATTCTTTATGTTTGTTCTGACGGAGCATGTCGTTTGCGTCCTTGTAACCATTTGGTAGTGCCATTATCTTAGCCTTACTAGGCTGAAACAACATAGCTACCTTTTTAGCTGCGTCCTGTCCTTGTTTGTCTCCGTCAAAACAAATCACTACATTATCAAAGCTTTCAAGAAACTCTAAACTTTCTTTAACATCTTTGACTGCTCCTGATGATCCTCTCTTAATAGATACAGATGCCCACTTGCTACCCATTAATTCATAGCAAGCCATAGCATCACACTCACCTTCGGTAATTGTAATCGCCTTACCTTTTGCTTGAAAGAGTTGCTCGCCAAACAATCCTGTTCCGTCAAAGCTACCTTTAACAGAAAAGTTTTTATCCCTGACGTAACGTATCTTCGTAGCAGATAGTTCGTGTTTGTTGAAATATGGATACAGATGTTGAACTATATCACCATTACTAGACAGTATGCTTTTAACTCCATACTTCTTAGCCGTTGCTTCGGAGATCCTACGATCTGTCAATGCAACGAAGTCTCCTCCATGTAGGTTAGTAGGTTCTTGTTCTTTCTTAGCTACTTCTTCTTCTTCTCCGTCTACTGCTTTATTGTAGTTCAGGAAATAAGTTTCACAACTAAAACATTTAGCTGATCCGTCATCATTCAAAGAAACAGGGTCACTACCTCCACATTTAGGACATGGTAATTTATGTTTTACAAAAGCCATATTGATTCCCTCACGTTGTTATTAAAAAGTGTGTAGCTAGTGTATAGTGGTTTAGCACTTATTTACTTTCATCCTCAACCTACTTAGTGTCCTCTTACTCGTTTAACCGAATACTCACACGTCAGGATTTTATAAAGGCTCACTCCTAGCTACACTCTACTAGTTTTGTCAAGGTCTAGCAACTTGTTAGGCACACACTACTCTGAGTCGTCTTCCTCTGTATCAGATTCAGTCGCATCAGAATTAGGTTCTTCTCCTTCATTAACTATCTCAATGATCCTGTTAGAAAAGAAATTTATCCCTGCTTGTACCTCTTCCAAGTCTAAAGTTAGGTTTACTTTCTTTTGGTTTAATCGTTGCAGTCTACCGAAAACTCCTTGACCTTCTTCAGGCAAGTCCTCGACATTTATCTGCACGTCATCAATAGTTATAAAAGGTTTTATACCTTCGTTATTTGTTTCATTAGTCATAATTAAAACTCCAAGTCGTTATCATCATCAATAGATTCTAATTCGCTACCATCAGAACCTGTGTATTCAACAAGGTCAAGCACCTGTACAGCCTGTAGATCAAGTCCTTTGAAATCTCCGAACTGATTAGATGTTTCCCATTCTCTGTATTGAACATTAACTTTTGAACCATTCCCAACAGCAAGGTCGAGTGGGTTTTTGTTAGCGTCCAATAGTTTTGGTACTGCATTAGGCGTACCATCTTTACGTTCAACTTTTCTTTTGAACATAATCTTTTTAACACCATCAACATCCTTGACTCTGAAACCACGACTAATAAAATCGTCTGCAGTTTTATCATCAATGATCAAAGTGATCTGATATTCAGGTGTAAATGTTGTGTTGGCATTTTTAATTGCTGCCCATTCACAAGTATAAGGTCCGATTATTGGCATCTTATTTTCTCCATTTTATTAAAAAATTGTGAGGTTTTTAGTGAACTCCTAGACCTCAA